CTAAAAAACTGTCCATCGTTGCGTCGTTAAACGGCATCGCTTGAATCTTGTCGTGTATCTCTTTAAACGCTTGACGCCGAGCACCTACTTGCTGCTCAACCATCTGGCGTTTGCGCCAGCCCATCGCTTGTTCTGACTCGCTGAGTTCAATTATATCAGTAAAAAACTTTTGTACAACATTCATTTGAGTGCCTCCAGTGCAATTTCAGATACGGCCTGCTTGTTATGCAGCGCCTGCCAGATTTTTTCGTCAACGGTTTTGTTCGTCATCAGGACGTAGACCCACACGTCTTTGGTTTGCCCGGACCTGTGCAAACGTCCAATGGTCTGCTCGTAAAGTTCGAGACTCCACGGCAAGGACAAAAAGACCATGTGACACCCTCCATGCTGCAAGTTAAGCCCGTGACCGGCTGCTTTTGGATGCACGGCCAGTAGCTCAACTTCACCCCGGTTCCAGCGCTCAATGGCGCGGTCGTCGTCAAGGGTTGTAACTTTAAATCGTCGCTTGAGTTCAGCCAGTTCTTCTTGGTACGTGTAAGCAATGATGGTATTGGCATGTTGGTTTTCATCGAGTAAATCTTGTAAAAGGTCAAACTTGTGGCCGCTAAACCATACCGGCGTCTGTGTTACAGTGAACTTACCGGGTGTTTCGGAGGCCACTGACTTGGTGTCGTAAACGAAGCCCGACGCCATCTGCTGCAATTTGCCAGTGACGACGCCCGCGTTGACCGCCGCGATCTTGCCGCCTGCGTACTCCAGCACGTACTCTTTCTTCAGCTTGTTGTACTGTGTCATGTCCATCGTGCAGCGCATCTCCACTTGATGACACGGCGGCAGCTTGTCTTTGTACTCACCCGGCTCCAGCACATACGTGGCGGGTTTGATCTTCTGCATTACGCGGTCCAGCGCACCTGGGCGCGGTGCCCATTCGCCAAACTCAGGGTTCATCAGTACAAAGTATTGCTGCATGAACGCGCCCTTGGCGCGGCCCAGCAGGTCTTGGTTGACGATCTTGCACTGGCCGAACACGTCCTCTAACCCGTTGCTGGTAAACGAGCCGGTCAAGCCCCAGCGGATTGTGTCTTCATGCAGTATCTTCAATAGCGCTTTAAAACGGGTGCCTGACGGGTTCTTTAGGCGTGTCAGTTCGTCAAACACTACGCCACTGAACCCGGCGTCTTTAAGCGTTGCCTTGCGCGTACCTTTGGCCGTAATAGTGTCTGACAACCATTGCAGGTTGTCATAGTTAATGACAACGACATTTGCGCCAGAAATTGCGGGGTCTGCAAACGCCGCTTTGCGCTGCGCGGGCGTGCCCACCGCAACTACACACGACAGATGTTTGCCCCACTTAGCAATCTCTGCGGGCCATACGTCAGTGCAAACCCGTTTAGGCGCAATGACAAGCCACCGCCCATTGCCCATCACGCCGTCTTTCCACATCGCGTCCATAGCCGTCAGTGTGATGGCTGTCTTGCCCGCACCCACAGGTGCCAGCACCATCGCACGGTCGTGCTCGTAGATGAAGTCAGCCGCTAAATTTTGATAGGGGCGCAACTTCATTTGCCGCACTCGTCGTTGCGGTTCTCAAGGTCGATCAACAGTTCGATGTAGTGCTTGGCCTTATGCAAATCAGCGATGCCGTTCTTGTTGCGCCAGCGACTGACGTACTTGACGACGTTGCCCTCCAAGTAACCCATCGCGTTGGCGTGGATGTACTCGACCGGCTGGATCGGCATGTCCTTGTAGTGGTTGCCATCAACTTGTTTGTTTAGCGAGTTCATAAAATTTCTCCAATTGTTCTTTAGTAAAAACGTAGTGTTCGACAAAGGTAGGGTAGTCAACACACCGCGATTCAATCTTGCCGCCCGCGACTAACACCCGCGTCGATAACGCAAACTTCTCTTTCCAGCCATTCATTTGTTTAACTCCGCAGTTAAAATTTCAAGTGCTTTTGCTATGATTTCCTGATTGCGCTGGCTACTAAGCTGGGCGTCGCTACAGTAGGGGCACCGCCCTTCGCCTTGCCATACATGGCCGCTACATTTGTTGGAAACACTTTGCCCCAACACTTCAAAAATATGTTCTGATCCATTCATCAAGCTGCTCCTTTGGTAAAACCTGCATCGGGTATTGGTTCCACATAACTGTTTCAACAAATACGTCATACGGCGTCGTAAAAATCTTGTCTTTGTACCGCCACGTTCGTTTCACGGTTGAAATGTCGTACTGCGGAACTGCGTAACCTGCGGCGTACAGTTCAGCCGAGTTTTTGTACCCATTCATCTATCTGCTCCTTAGTCCATAAACATGCGTAACGCTGGCGCAGAACCGCCATGTCATCCGCAAACATCTTTTGTAGCGGCGCAAGTCTGCCGCCCTTAGTCTTCAGTTCTACAAACCACGTCTGCCCATCGGGTAGGCAAGCGATCCGATCAGCTACGCCTTTGCGCCCTGGCGACGTGAACTTCCACGTCTTGCCGCCGATGCGCTGGACAGCCCAATCAAAATGCAGTTCTACTTCAGATTCTTTCATGCGGTGAAGTATACCCGTAAAAAACTTTTGCACAACAGTTATTTGTGTGCTACACTGAACGCTCAATCAACTAAAGGACAGTCAAATGAAAATTGAATTTACCCGCGCCGAGATCGAGCGCATCATCTTGGACTACGCTAACGCGATGTGCCCCGGCTACGGCTTTAACAGCGTTGAGGGCCAATACGTCTACATCCCTTCAACCATTACCGTGGAGAAAACAGATGCTGCACAGTAACATCGTCGGCGGCTCAACCGCCAAGCGCGTCATGGCCTGCCCAGGCTCTGTGGCACTTAGCGCCAAGATGCCTAAGAAGCCATCAAGCGAACACGCAGACCGTGGCACGTTGCTGCACAACGCCATCAGCGCCATTCTTGAAGACATGAACGTCGATGTCATCGGTATGCGTTACGAAAACCAAGTGCTGACACAAGACCTGTACGACGAAAAGATCGTCACCGCGCTGGCGCTGCTCGATCAAGTTGACCCTACAAAGGAGATGTTGTATGAAGTGGAAACACGTGTTGGCTTCGGTGATTTACTGCCTGGCGTATTTGGCAGCACTGACTTGGTTGGTCGTATTGGCGCTCGTGCCATTGTTCTTGACTGGAAATTTGGTGATGGCGTTGTCGTCGATGCTGAAGAAAATGCTCAGTTGATGTTCTACGCGGCTGCGGCCATGCGTACCGAAGCAGCAGCTTGGGCCTTCGCTGGCGCAGACGAGATCGAGTGCATCATCATCCAGCCGCCGATGATCAAACGCTGGATTACCACCAAAGAACGCATCGAACAGTTTGTACAGGAACTTGTACAAGCCGTCCACGCAGCCGAGCAACCTGACGCCAAACTGTCAGCGGGCGATCACTGCCGTTGGTGCGCAGCCAAGCCGACGTGCCCTCAAATGACCGGCGCGGTAGATCGTGCGCTGAAGTTGCAGATGCAGGAAATAAATGTTGACATGCTGGGTCAATACCTGAAGAATGCAGACCTCTTGGAAGATTGGATCAAAGACCTTCGCGGGTTGGCGCTCCAGTTGCTTGAGAAGTCCATGCCAGTGCCCGGCTACAAACTGGTTGCCAAGCGCGGCACAAGACAATGGGCCGACGAACACATCGCCAAAGTTGCGATTGAGTTTGCCGGGTTGAACCCATACAAAGAACCCGAACTTCTTTCCCCAGCGCAAGCTGAAAAGATGTTCAAAAAGAGCAAGTTGATACTACCTGACGAATTATTCGTCACAGTATCATCAGGCACAACACTGGCAAGCGAGGACGACCCCCGCCCAGCAGTGTTGCAAATCGGGCAGCAATTAACGGCTGCCCTTCTTAAACTTCAGTGAAAGCTAAAAATGCAATTGACTACTTTTTCTTCGGCAAATCTGCCAGCCGTTTCTTCTTTGTCTACCTCGCTTCGCGCTCTTGAAAAAGACGTTGGCCCAGCCGGTACTGTCATCCTGAAAATGGACAAGACAGGCCATTGGGTCTTTGGTGCAGACCAGACAGAAGTCGAAGACGACGCCTTGTGGGCTATCAATCCTTTCTCTTTCATCCACGGCTTTATCGCTTGGGGTGATGGTGAAGTGTTGGGCGAAAAGATGGTGGGCGTATCTGAGCCGCTGCCTGAATTGGACAACGCGCCAGCCAACGCCAAGCGCGGTTGGGAAACACAAATCGGTATGTCTTTGAAATGCACCAACGGTGAAGACAAAGACATGGAAGCGCGTTTCACGACCACTTCGGTGGGCTGCAAGAAAGCCGTTCAAATCTTG